CAAGAAAGTGTTCCATCAAAATATGAACTTCCTGTTGATGAATCTTCAATCACTTCATCCAATTCAATTTGGAATGATGTTATTGAACCATAAACATAAGATTCACAAGTCACAAACAACATTTGATATTTGGTTGGATCACTCAATATTGTATTCCAAAAAGTATATTGCAGAACACCATGACCACCTGCGGTGATTGTGTCTGTATTATAATCTTGGAATGTGATTGTGTGTTCTGCACCAACTACCGCTTCAGGATCACATGAAACAATACGTTTCTTTGTGAATGTACCTTTAGGCTTTTGACCTAATAGGTAACCAGAAACAACAATGTCACCTGCGGTGATTCCTGTTGTCCATTCTGCGGTGTCTGTGATGTCTGTGAATTCATAGTCACATTTAATAAAAACTATTCTGGAAATGCCACCATTTCTGGTGATAACTCCACAACCATCTGCATAAGCCTCTGGAAGATCAATTGAACAAGTATTTGGACATATAGCCATTTTATTTCAATTTATATTGGTTAACTAATTTTAAAACTTCCAAACTATGGTGCAGGACATTCAGCAATTTCAGAACAATCCTTCCAATCAAAAGAGTAATTTACCCCTGCAAACTCATCTGTTGCATTGAATGAATTTTCTGGTAATTGCCATAATTTATAATGCAAGAACAATTTGATGGTGTAAACTTCTTTACAATCATCATAATGTACTTTCATGTCATATGTCAATCCTGTGAATGGATCTGTCAATGTTCCATGTTCAAACACATCATTTCTTTTTGCATAATCACCCAGATATTTGTTCCAAGTCAATAATTGTGTCACATTAGGTGCTAACACTATGAAATGACCTGCACCTGCTATCCCTTCAACAAATCTGTCATTATAATATGCGTAATCATTCCACAGACTTAAATCTGTTCCTACAGAAGAATTGCAACAGGCAATTTCTTGTGATTTAGCATAAAGGTCAAAATTACCAGAACCAATGATCATTGGAACACCCATCGCACCAACTTCATCATATTGATGTCTGATCTGTGCCATTGCAATTGATCTTGGTGAATTCTCTGGTGCAGGTGTGAACAAAGGAACTTCCTTCAAACTTGTACCATCAGCGAAAAGACCAAAGTTTGCAACTGCATTTGCCAAGATTCTTTTGTCCAACTCAACATTGATTGCATTCATTTGTCCCATTACAATATTTGAAATCCATGTGGCATCACTTTCACATAATTTTCTCATATCATCTTCATTGAATTGAAGACCTTTTGTTGCAATACAATCATCAACCGCAACTTTTTGTTCCAATGGTTCTTGTGTGACATCAGCACCACAATCCAAGATTCCTTCACAATCTTCTGCAATATCAGATGCAACACCCCTTTGATAAAATTTTACTATTGTTTCCCTATATTTTCCATCAGATGGAACAGGGATTTTTTCAACTCCTGCCGTATTTAAAGAAGACATTAGAGCATCTAAATATCCAACTCTGTCCCTTTTCAATGCAGGTGCGTTTTTTCCTGCAACGTCATTCAAGTACACTTGAAATGCATTACATAATCCTTGCGTAAAAGCCATTTTATATCAGTTTTATTTTAAAAAATATTTATTTCTATTTGGAATTAAGGTTTTCCAAAACCCTGACTGAATTTTTGAATGTGATTTCAAACACACAAATGACTTTTTTTGGATGTCAGTCCACTATAAAGATGATAAACCCTTGTGTGGTTTCATTTCTTTAAGCCTTTTCGCATTTGCGATGGCTTTGTCCATTCCTGCCAACTTGTATCTGGGTTCATCATTGTTTGAATCAGATGTCTTCAGGTTCAATGTTTTAAATACTGAATTTGAAGATTCCTTTTCAATATCACCATTGGATTGCTTGATGACCTGTTGGTCATTAAGATATCCAACAATTATGTCATTTAATGACATTACTTTCGTTCCATCCTTATCCAATGGGTTCAATCCCTCTTTGGTCTTAACATTCAATTCATTTGTGTCATCAATGTTGATGTCATAATTGTCTGCAAGAAATTTTTGAACAGATGGGAAAACCAAATCATTTTTGACAATTAGATTCTGTTTGCCAAGAATGTTTCTGATTTGTAATTCTTTTTTAAAAGATGTTAATTTGTTTACACCTTCATTTTTTATTGTAGGGATAACATTGTCTTCATAATCTTTGACCTGATTTCTTAACTTTATCAAATCATTTTGCAATGTTTCATTGATGTCTGTTTTTTCACCTCTAACCTTATCAATGGCAACATTCATGATTTCATCAAACTTCAAATCTTTTATTTCATCACCAGAAAGACCAAAAACCTTTTTGATTTTATGTTCAATCTGTGATAATTCCTTCCCTTTTATTTCATTTTTGATTGGGTTGATAACTTCTGGATCATTTACCCAAACATTTTTCATTGATGCCTTGTATTCACTTGACAAATCAGAAACCTTGATTTCTTCTTCAGATTTCAATTGTTCAATGGCATCTGCTTGGACACCAATTTCTTTCAAGAATTTTTCAATGTTATTCATTTCTTTTTGCTTTTTTTCTTTCCCTTATTTGCTAAAGATTGAAGATGGATGATTCTTTCTTCACCTGCCTTGATAATTCTTGGTGATGATTCGCCATCCAATAGTTTTTCAATGGACTTGATTGTCCTTGTTTTGGCAATGGTTTGCAACTTTTGTTCAATAACAGGTATTGATTCAGTCTTTGACTTGGTTTCTTTGACCACCTTTTTTGGTTCATCTAACACATCCAGATGTCTGGTTTTGCCCATCTTCTTCAACATATTATATGCAACAGATGTCAATGTCTTTATCCTTCCGTTTCTTAAATCTTTGACTTTAATGGTTGTCATATTATCCATATATCTTTCTCATATCTTCCAAATATAAAAAAATTAATTAAAAAACAAATAATTGATTTATACACATTCTACTTAAAAACATACTTTGCTTCATCTGTGGAATATCCTTTCATGTCCAAATTTAGATTTTCAAAATCAATTTCTTTTCCATTTGCTTCAAGCAATATATAATATAAAACCCTTGAACCATAGGCAATGAAATAATCCAAAGGATCATCACCATCTGGATATGTTGTTATATATATGGAATAAACCTTCTGAAATTCTTCATGCCTGAAATCTGGATATTCTTTGCCATTTATGGTGATCATAAGCCTAAAAGATTTTTATGTTGTTTAATCATTAATTCATACAATTCAGGGAAATGGTCTTCAAATACAGGATTTCCCAACCAATAATTCTCTGTTTGATGTGCAAAAAACTCAAACCTTCTGTATGCACCCCTTCCTGATGCAAAATATGACTTGTCATGTCCATACCCATATTTTTTGTTTGTCAATGATGCAATGGTATCTGACATTGCACCAAACATTTCATCAATTTCATTGGTGGAATAAATACCTTTATATTTTGCTTGGTATTTTGCAATTTGTCCCCATGATTGCAAACCATTGAAACTTCTTAAAAATTCGGTGTCTTGTGATCGCACAAGTTTTTCCGCATCTTTGAAATTCTTTTCATACAATTCACCTTTCTTTCCTATTAATTCATAACCCCATGATCCCCTTCTGGTTGTCTTATAATCCCAGACCTGTTTGATGAACACCTTTTCCATATTATGCCCATATTCATGGAACATCACTTGTTTAGATACATATTCACTTTTTCCCCTTCTGGTCATATTGATCACCACTTCCTTTGTTCTTTCTGAATAATGTGATGATCCTGTCCCTGTGAAGGTTCTTATGTCTGCAACATTTACCCCCAGACTTTTCATTTTATTCCAAAATTGATCAGGCACAACATCCAATTTTGCATCTTTCAAACCTGATGGTTTTGGTTTACCCTTCATTTTGTATGTCAAATTCATATCAATGGATGCAGGTGATGGTGATTGATTTGACACCCTTTCTTCTTTCTTGGCAACTTCTTCCTTGTATTGTTGTGATTGATACCGCTTCAATTCTCTTTCTGTCATCTTGAAAGGTACTGCGGTGTGTCTGCAATTATATCCACCCCTATAAACCGCAAAATTGTCGGTGTTTGTTTCTGGAATCAATCCCTGCATTGGTGCAGAATTCAACAGGCTTGGAATGTCTTTCTTCAATATCACCTTCCTTGCAACCCATCTTCTGCATTGCGGTCTGGATGTTCCTTTTAAACTTCCCACATATTGATATGCATCCAAATCATATTCATTTGCAATGCTTTGATTTATCATTCCATCAAATTGATGCAGGGAATCCCTTGCAATCTGCCCAACATAGGATTGAAACTTCCCAACCTCTGATGCATTACCCATTATGAAATTGGAAATGGATTCTTCCATTTCTGTGATTGTTGTTCCACCAACAGAATCCTTGAACAATTGTTCCCTGATGGGTTCAATGAAAGATGTGTTGACACCTGATCCTGTTAAACCTTGCAAGGTGTCTTCAATAGCTTGTTTTTTAAATGGTGACACCAATGCATCCAATTCCTTAAAAGGAACACCATTGACCATCTTTTGAATTTTCTTGTTGTAGTCTTGAACTTCATTGAAATTCTTCAAATACTTCTGGACATCAGATGGATATGTGTTTTTTGACCTTCCTGCCTTCCCTTTTTGCAATGCATTTGCAATTGCTTTGTCCATAGAATTCAAGGCATTAATTGTCTTTTCATCCATGACAACTTTTCCATCTTCTGTTGTGAATTTGGTCATTTTATCTTTGACCACTTTGAAGACATTTTTTTCATATGCAGATAAATTCTTCAACAGATCATCATCAACATCATTGATAAGATCAATTTTATCCCTTATGATTTTTAATATTGATGATTCTGTGATCATGTGGTCATATCTATTTGGACAGGTTCATCACCTTTTTCTGCATCCAAATACTTTTGAATTTCCTTATCAATAGCATCAAAGATGGTTGACAACTCATTTTCAAGGAAATTTGTTCCTTGAACACTTAATATTTCAGTCAATACCCTATATGCATATAATGATTTTAAAATGTCATTCTTTGATATTGTTCCAGATGCCAACAACAATGATTTTTCCTGTGTGTTTAGGTGGAAAATAGGATCATAAGAAACCAATATTTCAACCATTCTTGCCTGACTTGTTGATCCTGAAAATCTTTTCCTTGCAAGGTCTTTTGTTGTTTCCAAAAGGAATGCCACAGGAACAGACTTGGTTTTCATCTCATTGATTTCTGCAATCAAATCAGATTCTGTTTTGATGGTGAAATTGACAGGTTTGATGATTTTGGGTTCTAATGGATTAGATAGATTCCTATATCTTTCAATAATAATCAATGATTTGTATATGATTTCATCATAAATGTTGTTTGATATCTTTATCAGAAAGGAATATTGTTCTTCTCTATCAATTGCCTTTGCCACACCGCTTTGTGCTTCATTAACATGAAGAAGATGCAAGGATTGTTCTGCCTGTTGCAACAATTCTTTCCATGCTTCACCAGAATATTTGATGATGTCAACAGGTGGACTAATAAACCTCACCAATGGTTCAGTCAGATTTGTGTTTCCATCCAACGCAGGATTGGACTTTGCACGAATAAATACACCATATGGACTTCTGTTTATCACCTGCCCTGTTCCACCACATTTTGAACATGATGAAATATCACCTGTTTCTGGATCAAGCAATTCCCCACCTCTGCATCTTGGATGGTCACAATCTTCTGCAACTTCTTCCCTGTACGGAAATGCACTCATGGTCATGACTCCCTGCCAATCAGAATATTGTCTGATTGATTCATTGGCAAATGGAAGATATGGTGAAAAGTATGAAACAAAAAAGTCATCTTCTGTGACATTACCACCAAGAACTATTGCAGGTAACATCCCAAGATTGTGGAAATATATTTCTTCAACATCAAATGTTTTCTTTCCACTTGCTTTTGATGATTCGGTGTGTCTGTAAATATGTGTTTTTGTCAATGTGTAATATACATCACCCTTGACTTCAACACCACCCCTGTTGATGATAGATTTTTCATCTGGTTGATAATAGGTGATCACATCATCAGTCATCTGTGTGATATTGGAAGAATATACCAACACAGGTTTGACCTGAACTTTTTCACTTGGGTTGTATAACCCTTCGCCAAAAGGCAACCATACCAATAAACCATTGGCATCTTCAATCATCCTGCGAACAACATATTTTTGAATATATGAATAGAAATATTGACCAGAAAATTTCTTCACAGACAAATAATCATCAAGATCAGGATTCACCTGAATTGAAAAATTTGCATTTTGAAAAATTCTGTATAAGGTATCAATTGCCCTGTTTATTGATCCCATTGTGATGGGTTCATATATGCTCAACCTGTATTCATACAAGGCAATATCTTCATTTGGTCTTCTTTCTGCCAACAATTTTTCTGGCAATGAACCCCTTGTGTGGACAAACATTTCTTGCATTGCTTGAATCCATTCCTGTTTGTGTTCTGGTTCTCCTAAATCCAGAAACGAATCATTGTAGTTAATTATATCAAATATTTCTTCTTCCATTTTTTTTTGTTTTTTAAGTATTACAGGACAAATCTAATTCATCACAACACCTTTGGACTTCCGTATCAATATACCACATCCTTCCTGTGTCATTGTTTTTGGTTATTTCATTTATAATATTATAGCTTTTCCCATCTATAAATACAGGACTTCCATTCATTGCATTGCTGATAATACCAACCGCATATGGTGGCAATTCATAGGATGCAAGTCTATAATTTGAACATATCTGTGTTTTGACAGGTGCTTGTGTGTTTTTCACATATTCTTTGGTGAAT